GGAGTATGGAAAGCACGTTCACAGAACTGTGGAAAACTTTCATTGACCTGATCAGCGATGCTGTCATATAAACCTACTGCTATGTCTTTGTTCCATTCCATCTTACCCGCTTCTACATCAGTCTTGACCATTGGCCAAGCTGAGAAGTAACATGAGTCAGTGTCACCATAGATGATCGCTTCACCTACGTGATCATATTTGCCCGTGATACATTCATTTATATATGCATCCATATGTCGAGCGATAGTCCGACCAGTAAGTGTAGTTGACTGCCCAATACGTTTGTCAAAGAAACGACAGCCCGGATTTAAGATAGCACCATACAAGCTGTTAAGATTAATTTTCTTAACCAATTGTCGTTTGTCCCAGAATGCTTTGTCTTCATCTGTAGTTGCTTCTTTCTTTTTAGCCTGCATTTCTTGTCGTTCAGCATACCAACGTTCTAGCAAGCCGGGTATAACCCCTTTGCGTTCATTGTTGAAAATAGTTCCGTTGGCTGATAGGATCCAAGGTTTATTGCTATCAAATATCAATCGCCAAACATCTGCGGCACTGAGTACATCACTGGTGCCGTTAGCCCAATCAATGGTTATCTCAGTACCTGGTTCCATGTTCATCACACTGGTATATTCTAAACTACCAAACATGTTTTCCCATGCGTCAGCAAAACTACTGCCTGCTGTCATCTTTTCTTTGATATAATATTCTGTCATCACAGGACGTAGCTGTCCTATGATAGTTTCTGGACCCATGTTCAGTGCGCGAATAGCTGAGGGATACAGTGAGTTAATGTCGATAGCACCAATGTAATCGTGCATGCCTGCTTTAGGCGTCGCTACATACGCACCTGCGGCCTGTGTGTCAAACTGTTCATCTCTGTTACGATTTGGTACTACCATACCCAGTTGATGTGCTTCGTTGATGATGGCCTGTTCTGTAACTGCCACAGCACCCATTGTTGTCTGTAACAATACAGTATTATCATGTGCCAATTCATTGGCTAGATCCAAGAAGCGTAGTTTCTTATCTAGTTTTGCTAACAAGGCAGTATCTTGTCTGTTATACTCAATGAACTTGGGAAAGTCTTGATTGTATAATTGATCCAGCGTACCTTCATATTGTGTTTTACGTTCATCTAATTCATATTCAGCGATAGCATCTAATGAATATGAATGGCGTTCTTCATAGGTATATTTGCGATACAGTTGCATATAGTCCATGTGTACACGACCAATCAAGTCAAATGTCATATTAGCCGCACCAAAGCGTTCAAACTCACGCTGTTTAGGGAATTGACCCCATAAGCAGAATCTGCGTGTGTCGTCTTTGCTCAGCACACGATTAGTACGCTGTACCATATATGGAATGTCGAAACCTTCTGAGTTCCAACCTGACAGTATGTCGGCATCATCGATCAAATCCAAGAACGTTTTAAGTAAATCTTCTTCACGTTCCATAAGGAAACAGTTGTCGTACTTGCTGGCTATCTCTTCTGCTGTTTCCCAGCTCATGCTCTTAGGGGGAATCACCATGGTAACTAATTTATCTAGCCAATCTAGATATACTGACACCGCAGTGATTGGATTGAACGGATCTTCTGGTTTACTGAAACCTCTGACAGGATCAAAGTCTACCTCAATGTCGAAGAATGCTGTTTGTAATTTGGGGGACTTCTGTCCTAGATAGTTTTCTTCTAGGCAACGGAACACGGGGTTTATATCACTTTCCCAGATGCGTTTTCCTGAATTGATTTTAAGTTCTTTATGGAACTCTTTACCTATTCTTGTGCTGAACCTGCTGACAGGAGTGTCATAGATAGTACGGAACTTACCACGAGGATCATCATAGTAAAAAGTATAATTGGCTGGAAATTCTTGATATTGTCTTTGACCGTTTACACGTTCAACAATATAAATACGATCTTTTGTCCGATCGAACAATGCGTCTACGTAACTCATATTTTCCTTTTTGTGCGACTTCTAGCTCACACACACTCTACATGCCCAATATAGGCGTTAACTATAACTACATTATACACAATACTTATTACAAATGCAATCATCCTAATAAATTTTGTTTATCATTTATCAATTTTTCAATATATTCTTTAACCAGTTCGATATCATGATCATATTGCTTTGGCAAAACATCCATCAATACCTGTTTGTTGTATGTTAGCCTTGGTTCAAGTTCCTTAGAAATCGACTCACACTTGTCTAGGCTCCAAGTTGACACTTCTAATATCTGCTTTAACATCTTTTCAAAACGCAGATGATTCAATGGTTCTTGATCGTAGCTTTCATCCCATACGTCATCAAAAGTCTTAAATCCCAAACTTTTCAAGTATTCTAAACTACCTTGGCTGCCATATAAAAAGAAAGGTTGTTCAAAGGCGATGGGTTTGAATGTTTTTTCAGTGAAGAAAGGATCACGGTCTTGATTGTATGTTTCTGTAGTGATATTACAAAATGATTCATTATAAAGATTCTTATCACCAAATACCCAAAGATGTGTACTTGGAACAAAGTCATCGATTTTGTATGGAATCATCGATTTAAGCAGTGCTGAGTCAAGACCTTGATTGTACCAAGTTGTACCAATAGTGGCATCGAGCTCATCAAACAGTTGATCTTGGCCAACACCAAAACGATCATCCATATTATAACTAAAGTATGCTTGATCTAATAGATTGTGTTTCACAAAGAAATAAAACAGTGCGTGTCTATACCAAATCGCCCGATTATTCAAGCTCAAGAAATGACGTTTTAAATTTCTTGTTCGTGTGAATCCTTCTGCGGCGATTTTATCTCGATACCAACTGTAACTGGTAGGTATGCGTATGAATGTCACTATATCTCGATACTTGACGGAAACGTCAGAAGGTATGTTTTGATTAGTTAATATGATGTAGTAATTACGTAATCGTCCTGTTGATTGATAGTGTGTCAACAGTTGATCAAACTCACTAGAAAAACTCTGATATGGATAGTAATCACCTACACAGGTAAAGATTACGATTTTTCCAGGAGTTAAATCATAAGGTGCTATTGGATCGTTATTTACAAAAATTATCTTTGAACTGTAACGATCAACAACTGTTTGTAATTCATCAAAGGCAGTGCTCATTGCAGTAACAGTCTGATATATCCAGCAAGATCAACTAAGAAAATGGTCAAACTGGTCATAAACAGGCCAAAACTGCCACGACTGACAGCCGACCACATGCTGATTGTCAAACAACAAAAGAACAACGGGTAGACTAACAAGAAAGGTACGTTAGGTACAGTCAAGGTAAACGTTAAACATACTACTATGTTTAAAAACCAATTGATGGTTTCAAAAACTAACCTGACTGGGTGACTGTGCCAATCATCACAGATAAATTTGACTGTCTTGTGCCAGTCAATCAAATCGTACGACCAACAGTTTCTAAGATGTCTGCTAGTGTTTCGTGATCTTGGTTAGTTTCACCAAATTTTGATTTTTGAGCAATTTTAATCGCTTTTTTTAGGATCGCTGGTTTAACTTGTAGCTCTTCTGCTACTGCTTTGACAGTATCATTAAGACCTGCACTTAAATCTTCGATTTCGGTTAATACAGCAATACCTTCGTTAACCAATTGAGTTAATTTAGCTTTTTGTTCGCTTGAAAACATTTTTGATGCCATGATGTGGCTCTCCTTGATTGAAAATTATATTATACAGTTAATTGAACTAAAGAGCAATAGTTTTTTATTACCGAACTATTAAACTCTCCAGAATTGTCTGAGATGTTCTAAGGTTTGATCGAAATCGTCTTCTTCAAAACTGGCTTCTGCACTATCAAATGCCTTTGCTCTAGCATCATAAACGCTACTAGGGATCTGTTCATCATCATAGTCATCTGCTAGTGCATCATGTGTATATTCCATGGCCCAGGTTAAATCTCGTTCATCAACCTGTGGAGACATTAGTATTCGTTTTAGACGTTTGCTGATTAAGTGTTCATAACTTGTCATACCATTCCCATGTTCTACGCTTTCGCAGTTCCAGCGACGGCGTGCTTTACAGATAGCTTTATCAGGAGTCTTTTTGCAGCTGATGTTGTGCATCTTCATCTGACCTTTACTACGACTGCAATAGCTCTTGCGGCGTTTGCTGGCTTTGCTACCTTTCTTAAGTTTGCTGGGCTTAGTAGTCACTGCTGTCTGAAGTTTGCTGCCAGGATGTTCACGGCGGTATGCTTTGACAGCTTTACGGCTCATGCCATCTGTGCGATCTTTTTTGTTGGCTTTTTGCCAATTTTCAGCTACGCTTTCATTGTTAGGCACACAGTTGTTGACACGCACACCACCTTTGA